GTGGTGGAACGAATGGCCAAACGATAAACCACCTCAGTGTGATTATATTATACAAAGTTACGATACTGCGTTTTTAAAATCAGAGCTTGCGGACTACTCAGCTATTACAACATGGGGTGTATTCTATCCAGAAGGTCGACTAGGTGGTGAAGAAATTTATAACGGTGATGCTCCACACATTATATTATTAGACGTAGTAAAAGGTAAGTACAACTTTCCTGAACTCAAAGGGCAAGCCTTCAAGCAATACGAACATTGGGAACCTGACGTAGTGATCATAGAAGGTAAAGCGAGTGGTATGCCTTTGACACAAGAACTGCGGAGCGTGGGCATACCTGTACAAAACTACACGCCATCAAAAGGCAACGACAAGGTAGCAAGGGTCAATGCCTGTGCTCCATTGTTCGAGTCTGGCATGGTTTGGTATCCTGATACAAACTGGGCAAAAGATGTCATAGAAGAATGTGCGGCATTCCCAGCAGGAGATCACGACGACTTAGTAGATTCAACTACGCAAGCTTTAATGAGATTTAGGCAAGGTGGTTTTGTGCGACTACCAAGTGATTACGAAGAAGAAGTTTTATATCGAAAGAAAATAAGTTATTATTGATAACCTATAAAGGAGAACCATGGCGATAGAAGCACAAAGATATCCTAAAAGAGAAAACCCTATAACGTCAGAGGAAGAATTAGTTGTAGAATTAGAAGAACCTAATGACGATGGCGGTGTAGAATTTCAAGTAGGAACTAATGGTCAAATGCTGCCTGTCGACGATACGGAAGCACTAGAAACAGAACATAACTCAAACCTAGCTTTAGTTTTAGATCCGAGTGAACTTAGTGAAATATCAAATGAACTTGTTGCAGCGTTTGAAGAAGATAAAGAATCTCGTGACGAATGGTTACAAACTTTTTCTGATGGTCTTGATCTACTAGGTATAAAATCAGAAGAACGTGATTCACCTTTTCCAGGAGCAACTGGAGTTACACACCCTTTACTCGCAGAAGCAGCAACTCAGTTTCAAGCACAAGCCTATAAAGAATTGTTACCAGCTAATGGTCCCGTGAGTACAAAAATGGTAGGACTAGAAACTCCAGAAGTAGAGGCACAATGTAAACGTGTCAAGGAATACATGAACTACCAGATAACAGAAGTTATGGAAGAGTATGATCCAGATATGGATAGTCTGTTATTTTATCTACCCTTGGCTGGTAGCGCATTTAAAAAAGTATATTTTGACTCATTATTAGGTAGAGCCACCTCTGCATTTGTAAAAGCAGAAAATTTAGTTGTAAGTTATGACACAACTAACCTAGAAACTAGTCCAAGAACAACACATGTCATCACAATGACAGGCAATGACATCAGAAAAATGCAATTAAACGGTGTTTATCGTGATTTTGACATTGGTTCGGCTGGTGAACCTGACTATAACGAAGCAAAAGACAAGCTAGATGAGTTACAAGGGCTTAGTAGACCGACAAGTGACTACAATGAATACACTTTATTAGAGGTACACGTTGATTTAGAGCTCGAAGGGGTTGATGAATACGAGTTTGGTGTACCTTATATAGTAACTATCCTTGAAGATTCAGGTGAAATACTCGCAATAAGGCGAAATTGGGCTATGGAAGACGAATTATTCCGTAAAAAAGAGTATTTTATACACTATAAGTTCCTTCCAGGACTAGGTTTTTACGGTTTTGGCTTAATTCACATGATTGGAGGGCTAACTAAGTCTGCAACTTCTGTTTTAAGACAATTAATTGATGCTGGAACGCTAAGTAACCTACCAGCAGGGTTTAAAGCACGTGGTATGCGTGTACAGGGCGAAGATGAACCCCTCAGACCTGGAGAATTTAGAGATGTTGATGTTCCAGGAGGCACAATACGTGATGCCTTAATGCCTTTACCATACAAAGAGCCAAGTAATGTGCTTAGTCAACTATTAGGTGTACTTATTGACTCAGGTAGAAGGTTTGCAAACATAGCAGACATGCAAGTAGGCGATATAGGTAGTCAACAACTACCAGTAGGCACAACGGTAGCTATGTTAGAGCGTGGAACTAAAGTTATGTCAGCTATACATAAACGTTTACACTATGCACAAAAGAAAGAATTTAGATTACTGGCTGGAGTTTTCTCTAGATCATTGCCACCGTCATATCCATATGCGGTGGAGGGCGCACCTTCTGAAATTAAACAATCAGACTTTGATGATCGTGTAGATATAATTCCAGTCAGTGATCCTAATATATTTAGTATGGCTCAACGTGTGATGTTAGCTCAACAAGAACTACAGATGGCACAAGCTGCACCTCAGATACATAATCTGCGTGAAGCGTATCAAAGAATGTACGAAGCTCTAGAAGTAAAAAACATAGAACTACTTTTACCACCTCAACAAGAAGTTCCACCTAGAGATCCAGTAAGTGAACAACAAGCAGCGATTATGGGACAACCTATAAGAGCTTTTGAGTTTCAAAACCACGATGCGTACATAACTGCACATACAGCTTTTTTGCAGAATCCTATGATGCAGCAAAACCCTATAGCACTGCAGTCAATACAAGCTAATATACAAGAACACACAGCTATGGTTTATAAACAGCAAATTGAACAAGTTTTAGGTCAACAACTACCACCGCTTGAGCAGATACAAGATCCACAAGTAATGAATGAGATAGCACTTGCTGCTGCTAATGCTACACAACAAGTAACTGGTCAGCAACAAGCTCTAATAGAAGCACAACAAAACGCTCAGATCGATCCTGTCGTAGAACTCAAGCGTGAAGAAATAGCACAAAGAGCTCAAGCAGATACTTTACGAAGTCAGGTAGATATAGCTAAAATAGAATCTCAAGAGGCAATAGCAGAAATGAAAGTGGCTCAAGATAGAGAAGAAGCTTTACTTAAAGCTCAAAGTGACAATAATAAAACTTATGGTCAGATATTAAAAGATGTCAGATCAGCAGATACAAACACAAAAGGTGAATAAATGAAAGATACAACTAAATATAAAAAAGTTAGTTTTCCTGCCCCAGATAAGATAGACCTATCTAAACCAGTAAAAGGTCCAGTTGTTTTAACTAAAAGCAACAGTGATATTTTTGGTCAAGGTCAAAAAACTGTTCAGGGTAAAGGAGCAGCAACTAAAGGCACAAAGTTTAACACTAGCCCTAGCGGAGTAAGATAATGGCTAAAGATACACATAAAACAAAAGATGGTAGAACTGTTAAAAAAGGTTTGTACTATTACATCAACAAAAAGAAAAAAGAAGGCAGAAAACCAAGAAAAGTAGGTTCAAAAGGAGCACCTACTAAAAAAGATTTTGAAGAATCAGCAAAAACTGCTAAAAAATCACATGGTGGACTTCACGGTGATCAGAAAAAATTAGATAAAAATAAAGATGGTAAAATATCTGGTGCTGATTTTAAAATGATGAAAGGTGGTGGGGAAGTTATAGCAGGTAATGCAAACCGTAGGAGAAGCAGGAACGGTGGCTAAAACTAAAGTTAAAAAATCAAAACACAAAGGCTGTGGTGCGGTGATGCCTAAACGTAGAAAGACAACTAAATATACATGAGCGGTTCGCCAGACGAGTTTGTGTATAGAGCTACACTAGACAGAGTAATAGACGGAGACACGTTTGATTGTGTTTTAGACTTAGGATTTGATGTCAAACTACACAAACAAAGAATCAGACTAGCTGGTATAGATACACCAGAATCAAGAACAAGAAACCTAGCAGAAAAAGCACTCGGTCTAAAAGCAAAAGACAGACTCATTGAACTTTGTACTGGAACACTAAAAGTCAAATCACTGGGAAAAGGAAAGTACGGAAGAATACTCGGTATTCCGTACACAGCAGATGGTGAAGATATATGTCAAAAACTTATATCAGAAGGGCATGCTGTAGAATACTGGGGTGGAACTAAAACTAAAAAATGGGGGTAATACCATGGTAATGAAAAGTAAAATGGCAACAAAACGTAGAATGTCAAAAGGCGGTGCCAAGAAACGTAAAATGTCAAGAGGCGGAGCAAAGCCTAAGAAAAAAATGGTGAGAGGCGGAGTCAAAAAGAAAATGTCAAAAGGCGGTGCTAGGAAGAAAAGATCTTCTAGAAGAAAAAAGAGATAAGTGTCATACTTATATAGCAACATACCCCATTTTAAATGTTGGGTAAGACGAGAGTACACCCACAATCACGAAAAATACCATGGTGAGTTTTTACACGCCATGGCTGTAGGTGTTACTACTATGCCAACACGATGCTTGAGTTTTCATGTGATATTTACTGGCGAAGAAGCTAACTGCGAAGATTGGGATGAAGGTAATATACATGGTGGAGCTATGTGGGCAAGGATGCCGATAACGGGTTTAGTTGCTGACACACCTAGTGAAGAATATCCCGTTCCTATGGCAGTACACGATGCACAACCTTGGGATTGTTCTTCGCATCATAATTCAGTCTATGTAATAGATAGGGCAACACCTTGTCCTTGGTTAGCAAAGATAGATGGCAATATGTATCCAGCAAAATATTTATTTACTGTAGATTATGCAGAGAACGAAATAGCCGATGATCCAGCACAACACAAAAGCAGTCATGTTTTGGAGCTATTAGATGCAGGTGAATGGACAGGAAATATCGTAGCTTTACCCAATAAT